CTTTTAATTCATTTTCAGTTTTGTTTTTCATTTCTAAAATAGATTTGCTAGATCCGATTATTTCCCACTTGCCGGGTTCGAATTGAGAGCTTTCCATAGCTTTCAAAAACACAAATTCCATTTTAATATTTTTTAGCTTAGGGTATAATTTTTTTACAGCTAAAGTATATATATAATCTTGCAAATTATCGCTTACTTCTTTGCCTTCGTAAACTTTTTTATTTGTTTTAAAATCTCTTATTAATACAACGCTTTTTTTGCTATATATAAAAAGTCTATCAATAAATCCTTTAATTTTATAATTAATGTCTTCTTCTGAAATTTCTAATTCAAATTCTTTTTCTGATATGGTTTCACTAGGTCTGCCGATTTTATTTCCAAAAAAATCATAAACTACTCCCCTAAAAGCCATATTATAAATATCTTCTAAGTTTGAATTATCCCCTAAAAGCTTTGAAGCTTTTGCGTGTTTGTAAATTAATCTTTTTATAGATTTAGATGCTGTAACGCTGCCTTTTTTAAGTATTAAATCATAATGTTTTTTTCTTTTCTGTTTACCAAGGCATTCTAAAACTAAATGCACAATGCTTCCTTTTAACGCACCGTCATTAGTTTTGTCGGGAAGTTTAAGGTGATATTTGCACCAATAAAGCCATGAGCACGAAGTCATGGTTTTGATTTTGCTAGCTGATAGAGTTTGCTTCAAAATTTAATTTTTCTAAAAAATCTTTTAGTATTTTTACACATTTTTTATCTTTGGCTCCGTAGTGATCGTTAAGAATATATGATATTTGTTTTATTCTGTTAATCTTTTTATTTAGCCAATCATCAATAGGAATTTGATTTTCTAGCATTTCGCCAAAATCATTTAATATCGGAAGTTTAATTTCTACTTTCTCAATATCAAAATATTTAATAAGCTTTAAAAGTATTTTTATAGCTGCGTCTTTACCTCTGTTCTTTTGTTTG